GCGTTAGAGGGAAAGAGTGAAGCACCTACAAAAAGCATGCGGTATGCACGAGTAAACGGTTGATCAATTCCCAATTCTTTCATAGAATATTGAGGGTTGAGAAACTGCTATATGGCAACAACAAAAGTCACTGGTGATTCAGTTCGTGCATATTTGAAGGAGATTGGGCGTGTACCTCTGCTTGAACACGAGGAGGAAATTCTGCTCGGAAGAAAGGTGCAGCGTTTGATGGAGCTAGAAGAGCAGCGAAAGCAACTAGAGCAGGCACATGATCGCAAGGTTGACGATAAAGACCTTTGTGAGCTGCAGGGGCTGGACTGGAAAACTATCCGTCGTGAACTGAAAGAAGGTCGTAAAGCAAAAGACAAGATGGTGACTTCCAATCTTCGTCTCGTCGTGAGCGTGGCGAAGAAGTACACAAAAAGGAATATGGAGTTATTAGATATTATCCAAGAAGGGACAATCGGGCTTGTGAGAGGTGTCGAAAAATTTGATCCGACTCGTGGCTATAAGTTCAGTACTTATGCTTATTGGTGGATTAGACAAGGTATCACGCGTGCGATTGCCGAAAAAAGTAGATCGATACGGCTGCCCATCCATATCACGGAAAATCTAAATCGGATGAAAAAGGCCCAGCGGGATTTATCTCAGAAGAACGGACAAATGCCAACAGTCACTGAGCTAGCTAATGAGCTCAATTTAACTGAGGACGACATCAAGGATCTGATGTGCAAGGCTCGCCACCCTACGTCCCTGGAAGTAAAAATTGGTGAGAACAGGGATACTGCCCTTATCGATTTATTGGAAGACGAAAACCAACTACCTGACCTTCTGCTAAGCCGTACATGCATGAAGGATGACGTTGACAAAATGCTTCAAGAGATTCCTGAGATGCAGGCAGCAGTGCTAAGCATGAGGTATGGGATTGGTGAAGATGTGCTTGAACCGATGTCTATGACAGCAGTTGGCCAGGTGCTTAATATGAGTCGAGACAGGGTCAGGACACTGGAAAACAATGGTATTAAGAATATGCATTCCCTGGGTCAGCCTGTTAGTGAGTATTTGACATAAAATAAGAATATAGAAAAGGTTTGTTAGATGACCGACATTACAGATCAGCTAAATTCGTCACGCAATATCTACGGTGGCAGTGATCTAACAAACCCTGCTTATAACGCAGCGTCAAAGTCGCTCAATTTATCCAGCGCAACCAACAGCATTGGAAATGCTACAGGTATAACGATCAGTACTGTTCCGTTCACTATTACATATGAAGACAGTGTCGGTTTATTTGGCGCAGAGAATTACTACACCAAAGTAAATCTAAATATCGTCGATACTGCCAACCAGCTGATCATGGTTAATGATTACAGTTCAGCAATCAGAGAAGATGATGTAGCGCTTCTGAATACATATTACGAGGCAACAGAAGATGATTTACAGGATTTAACGACAGTCAATGATTTTGAGCCAGCCCTAAGAGAAGGTGGTATTGACGAAATACCCGAACTTTTTATTACGTTGAACTTAGAAAACAAAGGCACGGGTAATATTTATAACGACAGACACATTGAAGCAAACTTGTATGACTCAGAATTTAATATCGTTAATTATGAGAATCCACTGATACTGTCAAAAGGATCTTTTTTCCTTGGAGTGCATTGCTTCAACACAAGGAGAATCCCATATAAAATCAGCATTACGATTGGTGAGTCACTTCTAATTTATGATCAAATGACTGAGGAGCAGAGGAGGCAGATTCTCGCCTGAATGACTTGCGTGGGTCAGAAGCCTTGATCCAGAACAGGTTCTCAGCACAGACGTTGGTTGTATCACCGTCCTTGAAGTAGACCATTGAGTTGTTCTTGCCCCTTCCTGGTGGAGTTGGGGGTGGCGGAAGGAACGCCAGAGCAACAAGGATGTGCACATCGACGGAGAGAACACGACCACGTCCAATGCGCTGCGTCAAGTTAACTCGTAGATATTTCCTATTTGTCACCTTTGGCTTGAGTAGGTGATCCTTGTTACGTTTGGTGCTTTTGACCTGACCTTTCTTATTGACATAGTATTCAATGCAACACTCATAACCAGGCAGAGTGTGAACAGGAACCCATTCAGAATTATCAATAAAATCTTGTACCACAATTAATTGGGGTATATACATAGCGAGTCTATCATAAGTTTTAATATCTAGATATGTGGTTAAGTCGAGACCACGAATACATCATTTAGCTTACGGAGTTAATCCCAATGTGGATTGATAATGATTTTCCGAAGCTTCTTGGTGCTGAGCTTTACCGTCCTCATCCTGCCTACATCATTGAGATGGCAGTTGAGCCGGTTGTTGTCCACGATTTCTCCAAGCAGCCTGGTCAAACTGTGCAGCTGGATCGTTATCGCTTCTGGGGCAAGCCTGGTACCAAGGAGTCCCGTGAGCGGACCGCTGATCAAACCCTTGGATCTGCTTCCGCCCGCAACATCGTGAAGGACAAGGTTCTGGTGACCCTTAAGGAGTACACCGGTCCTGCTGATTCTCGCGATTCTGCACAGCCCTCCACCTTCAAGGTGGCCCGTGAAACTCTGATCACTGCTCAGCGTCTGCTTCTGGACACTGGCAACCTCAACGTCTTCCACCAGTCCATCGGTTCTCTGACCCTGCTGGACGACTACCGTCGCTGGCGCGACCGTGTGTTCGCCAACGAACTGCTTAAGGCCGAAGCCAACGGTCAGGCTGACTCTGACAAGGGCGGCTACTACCTCCCCGGCGGCAAGGCCAAGGGTGGTTCCGGCGGCACCCTGGGTGTCACCTATGCCTCTGGTGAGTCTGCCAAGTTCAGCGTGAAGACCGACCTCCTCGAGGTGGTCAAGGACATGCGTAAGCGCAACGTGCCTACGTTCGCTGATGGCTACTACCGCTGCATCGTGGACCCCACCGCGATGATGCACCTGCGTCAGGATTCTGACTTCCGCGAGATTGCTCGCTATCCCGGCTCCGGCATGGTCAACCCCATGCAGCCGAACATGGCTCCCTCTGCCAACTTCTTCACTGGCATGGGTCCTGCTTATGGCCAAGCCGGCTTCGTAGCTGGACAGCCGACAATGCCGACCGGCTTCCTCTTCGAGGGTGTCCGTTGGTTCGAGTCCACCAACCTGCCTGAGACCACCTACAACCTCGTGGTGACCTCTGCTTCTTCTAGCGCTGCCGATTACGGTGCCGCTCAGTTGATCTTCTTCGGTCCTCAAGCCGTGGGCGTGGGTATCGGTGGCGCAAACGCTCAAATCCTGCTTAACAACAACGACGATTTCAGCCGTTTTGTGATCATGATTTGGTCCCTGTTTGCTGGTTTTGAAGTACTTAACAAGGACTTCATTACCGTTGGTTACTCTTTCGTTTATTGATAGGAGGTAACTAACAATGTCCGTGATTTTCCCCGGTAACTACGTTACCCATCTGAACGCTTATAACAGCCAGGGCGTTCTCTCGATCCCCGGTATCGAGTTCTATCGCGCTGTCGGTGCTGCCATCATTCCGGCAACTACCGCCAACTCCGTGCAGACCCTTGCTCTGAAGGTTCTGTCTCCTGACCTGCGTGGTGACGACAAGCCTCGTCCCGACAAGAATCTGGTCATCCCTACTGGCGCTGCGATCTACCGCACTGCTATCAGCGTGGTGAACCTCAAGTCCCAGGGTGCTTCTGACACTCTGACTGTGACTGGTGTGTCCCCCGCCGCTGTGCTGACCGCCGCTACCAACGCATTCCCCGCCGCAGGTGCAACCAGCACCTTCAACGGTCTGGGTGATGCAGGCGGCACTGCCTCTATCACCCGCCTTGCTTCTGACACCACCGTGACTGCTGTCACTGGTGCCAACGGTCTGACCGTTGTGGAGCCTGCAAGCGGTGCTGAAGGTGAAAGCCAGTCCGCTGTCATCGTTGAAGTCTGCTACTTCATGGATGGTGGTGCTCCTGATGCAGGTGATGTGCATCTTCCCTACAAGACAGTCTCCTGATCTTGAGCATGAAACAAAGCGTCCTTCGGGGCGCTTTTTTAGTGTCTATAATTAGTAAAGGCGAATTAAAACAATAATGAGCAAATTATTCCAGGACAAAACAACTGGCAAACTTGTCGAATTTATCAGCAAGCACGACAAAGAATATGCCATGATTCGTGATGCAAGCGGATCCGTAAGCTATGTAAATTTGGACCGGCTTGTTCCTTATGACAAGGAAAAGGGACGGCTCACCAATGTTGTTGCAGAAGAAATCAAGCCTGAGCCTGAAGAGCTGCCCCCGGAAACTGTGGTGCCTATCGAGGACACGCGACTCAACCTGAACGCAGCCACTGCAGAACAAATCCAGAAGCGGCTTCCTGGAGTTGGCTATGCCACTGCTAAGAAGATTGTGGAACTGCGTATGTCCCTGTCAGGTGAACGCTTTGCCAATCTGAAGCAGCTGGAGAATGTCCCCCGTGTTAACTGGGAGCAACTGATTGAAGATGACTTAATCTTTATTAGCTAAAATAGAGATATTGAACAGATAGCATAATGAACCAGGCCGCTATTGAGCAAGCTTTATATCTGCAAGCACTCGAGAATAGTGGCGGTAAGGTTACGCCTGAAGAAGCTGCTTTATATGGTGCAGGTATTGGTGGAGGCCTTGGTCTCGGAGCAGGTGTTGCTGCACACGACTTAGGGAGACTGATTAACAATCTTAAGGACCGCGTAAGTCCGTACTATCCAACTGAAAAAGCAAAGTTGGCACAGGACAGCAAGGGCAACCCTTTGACCATGAGGTCCCAAACTGCTGTGCCCCGGAACCAACGCAATAGGTTCAGGCCAGGCAACCGCATGGCCGGTGGATTAGTTGGCTTTGTGCTGGGTGGAGGAGCTGGTCCTGCAATCGCTCAATCCCTAACAGGAGAATCTGATGAGGCACGTCTGCTAGCCAAGTTGCAGGTTGGGGCAGAGCTAAATGAGATTGAATTAGCAATGCTTGAAGACATTGCCACAAAGCACTACGACAACCTTGCAAAATTTAGTAGGAGCGCGTGATGCAATTAGACGAGTACTACAAGTCCAAAGTACGATTCCACTTAGGGTTCAACGCGGGTGCTCAGATCCCTGCTGGTGACAGGGCACGCTTAGAAGAGGCAATGGCGCTTGTGCCTGACCAGATCTGGTATGACGAAATTATTTATCACGTCAAACGGTGTGATATTGCTTGGAAAGCCAGTGCTGCAATTCCGGACGACTACTTTGATCCAAACGGTTCCCAGACACTGAACCCGTCCAGGCAGGAAGTAATCGCAGGTGACGTGCAGCGAACGATTAATACGTCAGATCCTCTGAAGGGTGATGAGTACTTCAGGGAGATTTACTTGAGAGAGTGTGATCGTCTAGCTGAAACACTGTACGTACCAAACTATCGGCGTCCAGAGACAAGGCGGTATGCATTTGAACGCTCAGGAGCTGAATATATTTTGGCCGTGCCTGGTCCTGCTGATACAGCAGTTGGAACCAGAATCTATTTAAATCAAAACTGGCGGTAAGTGTAGAATAGTTTTAGTAGCAGATAATTAATTGTATGACGTGGCACGCACATAAAGTTAATAGCGGGGAACGAGACTATGAGTCTCAGCGAAAGGCGGCTGAAGCAATGGCCGTCAATCCATACCAAGCCGGAATGCAAGATCCCAACATGGGGCGCGAGAACGACTTTGCTCAACCAGACACTGTTGGCAACATTGCTCCAAAAGTGAATTCAAGTGGGGACGCGAATCTTGGAGTTTCAGCCACCACTAACCCTTCTGAGAACCCTCAGGACTTCACTAACCGCAAAGTGATGGAAACGATGGCCAAAATTGCGAATGGTGAAAATCGAAACTACAACGACCACTCACAGATTTACGGATAAGAATTATGGCTAACAAGCGACAGCGTGCAGAACAAATGGAACCTAACCGGTTCAAACAAGCTCAGAGCATGGTGACGCATGCCGGCGCACCAATGAACAATACGCCGCAGAATGTTAACTCGATCAATGATCAGCGAATGACGCTTGATCCGAATCAAGGCCCCTCTTATCCATATATGGATTCAGGGCTTGATGCTAATGATCCACGTGCGAGGGCACCTATTCCAAATGAGAATACTGGGATGCCCCAGTTCATGACTGTTGGTCGTGGATTCAATCAGAATGCATATGGTCTGACTCCAATGCCAGATCCGCAAGCACAGAGTCAAATGGCTGGCTCGTACCTAGGGGAGCAGGCAAAAAACCGTGGACTATACGCTTCAATGATGGGACCAACGGGAATGCCGGTCCAAACGGCACCTGGCGGATCCACTCCGGAGTCTCTGCAAACTGCATCTGCATTATCAGTTCAAGGTGTTCAAAGTGCTGAAGTTCAGCAAACAGGGATGAATATGAAATCCGGCAACCGTACCAAAAAAGCATAAGGTATAGACATGGCATCAACTGCAACAAACAAACAACCCCTGCTTGTCGATCACGTACTTCACTACCTGATTGACACAAACAATACAGTGGTATCTGCACAGGATGTTAGTGGTACTAACTCTGCAGCTCTAGTTGTGGACTCGACATCTGCTGATGGAGCAATCATTGAGGCGATCTATGTGATCTCTCGAGGCACTTCGGCTCATACTTGCAACTTCTACCTGTCCACGGCTTCAGACTTCCTGCGCCCCAGTCAGGGCTTATATCTTGGTAGCTTAGCTTCTGCAACCACAGCTAAGACTATTAGTCGATATACAGACTTCCCCAACGTACTTGCACCCCTACCTAGTGCTGGATCAAATGCACAGGTCGGTGCTTTATATATTCCAAAGGGATACGCCTTATGGGTAGCACGTGAGAATGCATCATCAGCAGCAGTATCTGATGGTCCGATCTTTGGTGTTCAAGGCGGCTGGTTCTAATGCCTAGAAAGCAAAACGGCTTTGGTCACTCCAAGGACATTGCTTTCAAAGGAGTAGATAAACAGATTAATAAGGGTAAGAGGAAGAAAGCAGCCGGTTACTATCCCAGTGACCGGACCTTTGGCAGCAATGTGCATCGGACAGTCATTGAAAAATACGATCTTGATAGTGACTGGGTGAAATGGCGAAAGGGATTTGAGTACTACAACAAAGCTGCTTGGTATGAACTAGAGGAGTACAACGCAAACACTGGTGCTTATGACAAGCAGAGAATCGATTCAAAGCTATACCAGGGCACACCCTATGAAGTAGATGTTGAGTTCACTGGATACAGGTTTGCCACGCAAAATGCAGATAGTAGTAACCATTACGTAATGAAGCGAACTCCTACATCACAGCCAGATCTAGGGGTAATCACTTCAGTTAGGAATGATGCTACGACGTACGCAGTCAACAAATCCTATAGAGAAATCTGGTGCCAAATTAACACAGGAAGTGATCACCGGCTGCTTCATCAAATGATTGGTGAGCGACTGACTGACAACACAACTAGTGCAACCCTAAAGAATGTTCTGACAAGTGCTGGAAGGCCTGGAATCTATAAAGGCAAAAGCACAAGCACAGATGCAACAATAGTTACATCAACCGTACCCTTGGCGAGTGTATTAGCTAGCTCGTTTCTTCAGAATGCGAATGGGGATGTACAAGCGTTAGTCGGGAAGATTGCATATACTTCAGATTTTTATGTAGAGAAGGTCATTGGTCAAGTCAACACAGCAAACTTTGAAGACGATGACGAGTTCTTCTATGTAAATGTGAATGACACAAACAATGGTGTCGATCTAAAAATACTCGACACGACCGGTGAGTTGCCACCATCTCTATATGACATAAGTAGCCTGACGCCAATTTTCCAGACAAGTCAAGCAGACGTTTCAATCAAGAGCTCCTATAAATATCAGAAGAGTGAGTATCAAAGGTTTTATGGGAAGCAGTACCTAACAGCAGACCTTGTTGAGACAGAAATTACGAGGGTGAACTATGCCGTGCTTCCTTATTTAATCAACTCGGTACGCATCGATGGAAGTAATCTACTAATTCAATCAGTTGCATTTGAATCAGAGTTTAAGCTACTTGCGGATATTAGTTCTGGACTGCTGGTGTTTTCAGATAACAGCTTTACGAAAACAGAGGATGATTACTATAATGGCAAATATTATCACCCATTAGGCACACCGGGTGATCCAATTTGGAAGAGAATTGATACAGATGTAGATCCATGGATGGATGAGGTTTTCACTGCTTCTACAGGGATTCAACCAGCTGTGACCTATGCATGTAGTTGTCCCAATTTTTCAAGCTCACAGTTGCGGATGCCTCAGGCAAATCAAAGTGATGACACACGTAAAAACAACCGTCAGGAGAAATACCCTTTGCCTACTGCTTTAGGACCTTCTAGTTATGACAAGCAAGGTCAGGTGGGAGCTGCTGGATACATTCAAAGCTGGGAAACGGAAGAACGTCGTCTAGGCTTCAAAATGTGCAAACACACAATAGCTTCGATGTTCATTGATCAGCTAAAAGTTGTAGAGCCGAATACATATCCAACGTATGAGACTCGGATTCAGTTTGAGGATAAACTTGAGAAAGAAATCGAGGAAGTAGGGAACCGCTTCACTGATTCATATAAGAGAAGTGGTATTACGACCTTAGAGATTGTATTCGCGTTAGCACAGGGTTTGAACCTAGATGACGTCGAGATTGCAATGGTCGTTTTAGGAAGTAAGTACTAAATAGATACAATAGACGTATCGAGTAGAGTTAGATCCGACTGTGACTTATAACCCACAATCAGGTACGAATTGGCCAGCAGGATTGGATACTGGAAGCAGCTTCGAAGGAATTATTGCTGCTTTCAATGATGTACGAGTAGAGCGCGGTCTGGGAGCCAAAGAGTATCAAGACAACTTTGGTGGAATCATTTCAGCAGTACGTGATTTAATTGCCGTTCACAATGTTCACAGCGCTGAGTTCCCACCGAACTGGGAACTGGAAACCAACTCAGGTGGAGAAATCACAGGGGCTTCATTTTCATACACACCAAGTGACGGAAGTCTCTGGTTTGACAAGAGATCAGGTCGGTTGATGATCTGGGATACCGATGCTTACTATCAAACCAATGGCGCTGATGGTTTAACTGCCGTCACACCGACCCAGCCAAGCGTGGAAGTGGAGGGTGCATTGTGGTTCAATACCACAAACCAAACACTCTATATTTACTATGCAGGTACCTGGAATGTTGCACTAGTATCAGGTATTCAGGGTACAGCAGATCTACCTTTGAACGGAACAACCGTTACTTATTACGGAACGGTCAACCCCCTGCTTGTCAATGTCTCACAGTTCAGTCCAGCGACTCCTGCTGATCGAAATCAGTCTGTTCTAAATCGATGGGTGATTCAGGCAGTAAGGGAATTGGATGCAGCACTAGAAGCAAAAGATGCAGTAGCTATTGCCCCCGCTGCAGCTTCAGCCCCAAGTTCTCCAACTGAAGGTGATCTTTACTTCAATACAGGAGATCTCAATCTGTATGTCTACAACACAATCAGTGGCACAGCAGCATGGAGGCATGCGATTAATCCGACCAATTTCTCAGATGATCGATTAAAAGAGAAGGATGGTCTGTTAACTGGATCTCTAGATAAACTAAAACAGATCACTGCCTTCTTCTATTACGAAAATGAAGAAGCAAAGAAGCTTGGCTTCAGGAACGACAAAAGACAGCTAGGTCTTTCAGCACAAGAAATTGAGAATGTTCTACCTGAGGTTGTCACGATTGCTCCGTTTGATCGTGAATTAGATGCTAAAACAGGTAAGTTCAAATCACGGTCTAAACAAAAGTATTTATCTGTTGACTACGAAAAGCTTTCTGCTTTCACGATAGAGGCTCTTAAAGAGCTTAATACAAAAGTCGACTTAAAGCCAAGCGAAGAAGTTGTGTTGACGCACAAACAAGAAGTAGAAAGTAAGATCGACGAATTAAACTCAAGGCTTAAGCACAGTACTAGTTATCTAAAGGAACTGATTGGTAATAACACTAGTTATGCCTCCGCTTCAGATCTTGATGAAATAAGCGCTTGTATTGAGACGATAAATCATAAAGTCGACTTAATTGACAAAAAGGAGGTTGATTTAAGCGGGTTGGCAACTACTGATGAACTCTCAGAAAGCATCAAAGAAACACGAGAGTATATTATCAACCTGCACAAAGCAACTGAAGTATATACAGATCAACGAGCCCGGTTAATTAAAGATGCATTACCAGACATTGACCAGATCGCAACTTGGACTGAAGTTGAGAACTATATTGAGGAGATCAAGCAAAGCATCACTGACGCTAACTACGTAAGCGATAAGGGTGGTGACATCGCTGGTAGGTTCCAAATCAAAAATGCGGACATTGAATTACCGAGCCTAGACTTCTCTGCTTCACCATCTGACAGTCAAAAAGCATTCCGTTTTAAATCAAATGCAGCGAAGGACACGACTGTTGACTTTGGAACAACTGACAGCTTCTGGGAATACGCATGGGAATTCTCAGAAAAAGAAGACTTTTGCTGGAAAGGAGAGAAGGGTAAAGTATTTAGCATTGATCAAAACGGCGCTGCATGTACCAAACTTCTGATTGGCCAATTTAGCGACAACAATGAAGATGGTCGTGTCGTTAATAACAGTGTTGATGTAGGAGAACGTTTGAGTAAATATCAGTATGCAATCGAAGGAATCAGAGAAGCACTTTCTGTCTCTACAAATTTCACTAACTTCAAGAAGAAAGCATTAGACATCATGAAAGAAATTTAAGCTAAGTAGAATAGATGAAAAGTGAGATAAGCAATGTTTAAGAGTGAAGACTTTGAGCTGCCACTGGAAGTACAGTTAAAACTTAGGGTCGTTTACGACGACATTGATAAAGCTGATGACATCGCAGCATTGAAGGACAATCTAAAACATTTGACTAAATTGCTAGTGCAATATCAACACCTAATCAAGAATTTGCTAATGAAGCAGCTGGAATCAGAATCATCCAACATACTTAAGCAAATAGATGTTAGCGATGACGGTAAAATAAATATAGTAGACACTGATAGTTAAGATGCCAAATGTAGGTGAAACGCGAACAAGATTTGGTCGCTCCTATGTGTGGCTGCTTCCAAATACCAGTATCAACAACCTGCCAGACGCAGCCAATCATGGTGTTTGGCGGTTAAATACTGATGATGATTGGATCACGGCAAACACAGCTGGTGCAACAGTTTCGTTTGATGCTCTGTTGGATAGCAGCGTGTCTTCTATCCAAATCGGTCAGTTGGTCTATGTAACGTCTACTGGAACAGTCGCTTTAGCCAGTGCACAATCAATTAGCACAGCCAGAGTGGCAGGCGTGGCTACCAATACTGCTTCTGCAGGACAAACAGTCACTGTGGGTACAAACTGTACGGTTCTAATTCCAGATCTTTCAGTCTGTGTTGATAACACAAACAGCGCGAGTAACTTCACTATCGGTGATTTCTATTATCTGAGTGCAGTTACTCCAGGCAACTGGACAGCAACTCCAGACACGTCAACTCAAGGATACGTTGTGGTTCCTTGCGGTGTGTCCGTCGAAGATCACCGTCTTGCCGTTGACATCGAGACCCCTACCGTAGTGTGACATGGCTAACGTCAAACCAACAGTTCTCAACCCCGCTGGTTATCAGGAGCAGCTCCGCTCAACAGATCACTTGGTCGTTGAGGCTGCACCAAACCACAGTACGCATGCAACTAACAAGCAGCACGTAGATGGTGAAGTCGCAACATTAAACGCCACAATTACCACTGAGGTTGCAACTTTAAATTCAACGATTACAACTCAGATCGCTGGCGTTAATACAACAATCAATAATCTGACAAAAGCTGATGTTGGTTTAGGTAATGTTGACAATACTTCTGACGCAAACAAGCCCATCTCGACTGCTGTTCAGAATGCCCTGAATTCACTGACTAAGTCAGATGTCGGATTGGCAAACGTCGACAATACGGCTGACGTCGACAAACCAGTATCTACAGCACAGCAGACAGCGCTGAATGCGAAGGCTGATCTGGTAGGCGGTGTTGTGCCCACGTCTCAGCTTCCCAGCCTTGCTGTTACGGAGTATCTGGGAACAGTTGCCAACCAGACGGCACTGCTTGCTCTAACTGGACAGAAGGGTGACTGGGCAATTCGGACGGATACCGGTTCGACCTGGGTCATCACAGGAACAAACCCTAGTGTCATCGGTAGCTGGGTTGAACTGGCTACACCAGCTGATGCGGTGTCATCGGTTAATGGCTACACAGGTGCAGTCACACTTAGCCATACAGATGTTTCAGCACTGTCCTTGGCAGGTGGAGCACTTACAGGAAACCTAAGTACTAGCGGAAACATCACAGCTGTCGATCTGACTGGCACAGGCAATCTAATTATTGTAGGAATTACAGCTAGTGGAACTGTAACGGCTGCCACTTTGACTTCAACTGGCAACATTGGGGGAACCAATATCACTGCCTCTGGAACCTTGACAGGAGCAACACTTTCAATTTCAGGGGGTGCAACAGTTACAGGCACACTTTCAGCTGGGACAATTGATGGCGGAGTATATGCAACTTAATTGTCTACAATAAGGTTATAGAAAGGTAGGCATACAGTGAAACTTCAACTTAAAAGAAGCTCTGCTTTGGTTAGTGGTTCAGCTAAACCACCACTTGCTTCTCAACTGGCATTTGGGGAAGTAGCAATCAACTACAATGCCGCAGATCCAACTATTTTTATTAAAGATACAAATAACTCAATTGTCAGTTTCACAGATCATTTACTACCAAAAGCTGGCGGAACATTAACTGGGGACTTGGTTTTAAATGGCGATCCCACATCTGCATTGATGCCCGCCACCAAACAATATACGGATAATGCTATTTCATCTCTTCAAAGTTCAATCACCTATCCAGTTACGTCAGTCAATAACCTGACAGGAGCAGTCTCATTAGACTATACAAACGTTGGAGCACCGAGCACTAGTGGCGCGAATGCAACAGGGAATAACTGGAATATTGGCATTCTGGGAAATAGTGCAACGACTACAAGTCTGGCAACATCTAGGAATATTGCTTTAACGGGTGATGCAACTGGTAACGTCAATTTTGACGGCACAGCAGACGTTTCAATCTCAGTGAGTGTTGTTGATGATAGCCACAATCACGTCATCGCAAATATTGATGGACTTCAAACAGCACTTAATGCCAAACAAGACGCTGCTTCTGCTGCTTCAAATGCATTAGCTTTAAATGGCAAACCTGATAGTTCATTTGTACAGACAACTTACAACTCGTCTTTGAACAGTGATAGTCGAAATAGTCGTGGTGTAACACGACTGTACCGTAGGGACAACGATAGTGACTATAGCATTCAGCATCATTGGTCGGGTAGTCGATGGTTAATTCAAGGATATAACGGCGATAATTTCCACGCAGGTGCGGAGGTTGAATATGCAACAAACGCGGATAAGGTAGACAACATACATGCGTCTCAGTTCATGAGATCTGACATCGATATCTCTACTGCTAACAACATAACTATGGATGGAACGCTCAACATTAGATCAGCAATCGACCTTGCTGATAACGATGTTCTTCGCTTTGGAACTGGCGATGACTTCAAAATGTATAACAACGGCGTTAATCAGTATATGGATTGGATGAGTGGGACCGGCAGTATCCTTATGCGTGATGGTAATGCTGGTATTGACAAGTTTATATTTACTATTTCTACCGGTAACTTCACAGCATCTGGAGATATAACGGCTTACTCAGATGTTTCACTTAAGACAAATATTGAGTTGATTTCCAAAGCACTAGATAAAGTTGACCAGATCAATGGCGTCACTTTTGAGCGCACTGATATAGACACTGGCGTTCGTCAAGCTGGTGTGATTGCACAAGACGTACAAAAGGTTCTACCAGAAGTTGTTCGTGAAGGTGAGGATGGCAAACTTACAGTTGCGTATGGCAACCTCGCAGGTCTGCTTGTTGAGGCAATTAAGGAGTTACGCCAGGAAGTAAAAGAACTTAAGGGTGAATAATCATGACCAAGATTCAGCTAAAACGCAGTAGCGCCCTGCTTTCGGGATCAGCTCAAGCACCGACTTCGAGTCAGCTGGATTACGGTGAATTGGCAATTAATTACAACAGTAGTGATCCTCAATTATTTTTTAAGGACAGCACAGGGTCAGTAGTCAGTCTCTTTGATAACTATGCAGCGTTAGGTGGAGCAACGTTTACTGGAGACGTAGCATTCTCAGCAGATGTGGATTTTGATGGCGCTGTCACGATCAAAGGAGACTCAACAAACGGATCGGGGAAGTTGAGCCTGACGTGTGAGCAGAATACTCACACTGTCAATATCAAGGCTCCGGCTCATAGCTCAGCAGCTAATTACACACTGACTTTGCCAAGCAGTGCAGGGACAAGCTCCCAGGTGCTTACGACAGACGGTTCGGGCAATTTGTCCTGGGCCGTCTCTTCCATGAGCACTGCAGACAAAAATAAGTTAGATGGCATTGAAACTGGTGCCCAGGTCAATACAGTGACCAGCGTCAATGGTCAAACCGGTGCTGTCACTGTTAGTGGATCCACGGATTTGAGTTACACAGCATCAACGCGGGTGCTGGCCAGTTCAACTGGAAATGACGCCACAATTCCTGAGGTTATTGCAGCGGGTGATTCAGGCTTAATGACCGGTGCAGACAAGACCAAACTGGATGGAATTGAGACTAATGCTACGGCTGATCAAACTGCTGCTGAGATTCTTTCAGCACTTCTAACTGTTGACGGAAGTGGATCAGGCTTAGATGCTGATTTACTTGATGGAATACAAGCAAGTGGTTTCGTTCAGACAACAAGCAGCTCATCACAATTCATCTCATCGAATTCTGGTGGTGCTATAAACCCAAACAATACAACTATCAATGGATTATATTACGCCAACAGCGTCTCCCTTTTTGGGCAGACTGATGGTGCTTTGTTCTCACAAGCTTATAATTCTAGCTGGCAAGCACAGATTTTTCAAGACTATAGAACTGGTCAAATTGCGATAAGAGGAAAAAACAATGGAACTTGGCAAGCCTGGAGAACAGTCTGGGACAGCAGTAATGACGGTGCGGGTTCTGGTTTAGATGCTGACAATTTAGACGGTTATACCTGGGATACTTCTGGGAAAAATATACGTGGTACAGATATTTACGCTGATGACTGGTTCAGAAATTATAATGCAAGTGAGGGGCTTTACAATGAAGCAACGGGAAAGCACTTTTTCTCAGCAAGTTCACAATACTGGCATCTGAATGCCAGTAATGGCCTTATCTTCTACGACGGATATAACGCCAGCGCAGGAAACGCTACTAATCGCAAAGGTTATGTGTACTGGGATAGTAATGGTTTCGGTCTATTGAATAGTAATGGAAATTGGTGCGTCAACATTCCTCCATCTGGCTCCTATTCTAATGCTCTTATTGTGGGAGGTTATACATCCAATAACCACTACAACTCAATTTCCTCTTCGAGAATGAGTTTTGGCGGCGGCAATGATTTTGGGAATTATCACCTTGGTACGAACTCTG